CAACCATCGTATATAATCCATTAGGCACAGGATCTGAATATATTCTAAGGCCTTGATCAGATGCTCTTTGAGGTGTTTTAAATACTAATCTTCTTATAGTTTGAGGTGATATTAGCGTGTTAGAAGATCCTAAGAATTCACACTCAAACTCTTGATCAAATTGATCTTGAGAAGTATTTTTAATAGTCTCTTCTTTCCAAATTTGATCTCTACCAGGCACATCGCTCCAATGTACTGATACTCTCTTAAAACTATTCCTACCTTCTTCACTATCAACCCACAATTTATAGAACAAATTTAATCCATTAGGAGTTGATGTCACTAATATCTTTGTAGTTTGACCAGACGAAATAGTAGGGTAAACAGATTTAAAAAAGTCTTCTTGGATGTTATCCGGAACAAAAGCAAACTCGTCTAAGTAAACTAAGTTAAACGAACCACCGCGGATAGCACTTGATGTAGTAGAGCTTGCTAAGACTTTAGATCCGTTTTCCAGTTCCAGATTACCTTTATTCCATTCTACAATGCCTTGTTGCATCCACTTAGGAAGATTCTCATAAGCTAATTTAATTCTAGAAAGTATCTCTCTAGATTGTTTTTCTTTGTTAGCGAGAATAGCAACGTTATAATTCTCTGTAAACAAAATCATATGAAGAATCATTGCAGCAATTGTTGTCGTCTTTCCTACCTGACGAGGCATTTTTGCTACTACAAATCTTTCACGAATCGCTGTTGAGATAAACGTTTCTTGGAATGGCCAAAGATCAAAACTTACTATTCCATAATCTACATGAACTATTTTTACATATTTCTTTACAAAATATATTTCATCTTTAGCACATTTAACATACTCTTCGATTTGTTCTGGAGTATATTCGTGCCTTACATTAGGTTTTTTAAGTTTTGTGTTACCGAGATATCCATTATTCATTATTTTTCTTAAGCAGTTTTAACAAATCAGCAGTAGATCCAATATACAAATTATTATTTACAGTTGACGGACCATCAGAAGATTGTTCTAAATCTTTCTTTTTCTTACTCAAATCTAGCAAATCCTTATTAGCATTTGTTATTGTAGAAATTAATGTAGCAACAACTTCATAACTTCTTGGATGTTGGGATCTTTGTGCGACATCCAACATATCAGAGAGTGCTTCATGTCCTTTTTCAATAGCATTAATCATGCTTCCTCTAGCAAATTCAAAATCATCTTTTACAACATTTTTTTCGTGTAATGATGAGTTTATAGGTGCTAAATCTAACGCTGAAGCTATCACGTCAGGCTTTTGTGATGACGTATCCATAATTATCGTTTGCATTTATTGTATCCTTACTAACTGTTAAAGTGGAGTTTGTAGTTGGAGATCCATTGGCAAGCAATCCTGGATACACATTAACAGAAGATACTACATCTGTTGCTCCAACTGCATCATTAATATTATCATATATAGTAGAATCATAAAAGTTTGTATTCGCTAGTTTTATTATTTCAGAAGATTTAATATGACCAAAAATATAACCTTTAAGTGTAAAATTTAATGTCCAAGTTAATGTTCTTCTAGTTAAAAAATCATTTTCATATGTATCTTCGTTTGTAGTGTTACTTAAAATAATTGGAATATCTAAATTTAAACCTAGCTCAGGAATCAATTCTACTGTAGTAGTCCACATTGGAGTAAAGAAAGGTAGTATTTGTTCTAATATTCTTGTTCCATCGATTGTATTTTTTACGATGATGTATAATGAAAAATTAAAATCATACGGAACTTGCATGTATGAAAATTTTAGTTTGTTTGGATCTGTAGGATGAACGTATGTGTGTTTTTGTAGAGTATTGAGTTTTCTTTCATTGGCATAAGTTATACCTGTCATTTCAAAACCCATTCTAGGTAATACAATTGCTGGTCTATTTAATTCTGGGTCAGCATCTACTCTTGCTAACATTTTATCTTTTGGTGAATAAGATAAAGGAACCTTCATTGTAATAGTTCTATTCTGAACAGTATCTTCTCTATTGATATAGATTTCATTAAATAAAGTTCCAAATAGAATTACATACTTTCTAATTGTATCGTGATAAAACGTGTGGCCAAACATTAGTAACTACCTCCTTCACTAAAAGGGTCAACTTCAGTAAAGTCGATAATAGAATCAGCTTCAACCTCAATTTCATCATTGTCAGCTTGGTTATCTTGAAGATCTATATCAAATGATTGCAACACTAGAGAAAATCCATCTTGATCTCTTAATTCTAATCCACCTTCTGTCAAAATAGAAAAATTATTAAGTGCTGTTGAAAAGTTTGTTTGTAGTAGATCTATCTCCTCAATGCCTGTATTCATTATCTCATTGCTATACTCAAATAACTCAAGTTTGAGATCATACATTTGCAATGCGCCTAACTGATAAAACACAGGCTCGTGTTCCACAAACTTAACTTCAAATATCTTTTTGTTTAATGGCAAGAAAACTAGATCACCCTCTCTAGGTCTCATAAATCCTTCAATGGAACCAACCTCTTCATCAAACACCCTATTTGCAATGGTAAGAGTCATTTGATCTCTAATTTCTATATTAAATTTAGATAAGAAATCTCCTTGTCCCTCAAACCCTTCAACATTCCTTACATACATTTCAACAAGATAACTATTATTAAATTCAGATAAATCGTCTTCTGAATATACATTATCAAAATTTATTCTTTTTCTTGGAATGTAATATACTTCTATTCCATATATTTTAATAGATTCTATAACTAAATTTTCTATAAGGAGTTGCTCTTGTGAAGCTCCTATATTATTAAAATAGAAGTTAGTAGACACTTATTATCCTATCATATCCGTTACTGGTAGAGAGTAACTAGAGATCATTTCTTGTTCTAATTTGTCTATCTCAGCTTTAGCATCGTCTAGGATTTTTTCACCATTAAACTGTACTCCACCAGGGAGCTGCATACCTGTAAATTTGGTAAGATTTGTTCCCCATTGATATTTTATTTTAGCTGTACAATATTGTTGGAGCCACCTATCACCCCAAGCATCAGTGTATACATCAGGATCTATAACTTCATATGCTTCAACAATTAAATATTCATTAACATTAATCTTAGTCCAATCCATATCAATGTATAGTTTGTCACTATGTCTGTTATATCTAATAGGTTGTTCACCTACTAAAAGTTCAGTAACAGTTCCTAAATGTTGCATTACCATGTAATACGGAATTAATGATACACTCGTAAGTTGATACAAGTCATTCAATGCTATTTGGTATCTTATGTTAAAAATATCATTTGATTTTAGAGAAGGATCGCCAATTCTAAAAATTCTTACAGCCCCAATAATATTTTCAGGAATAGTAATATATTTGTTTGTTTTATCTGTTTCAGTTACTATGTGTTTGTAATAAGTACGTTCTGACCCATCAAAATGATAATCATAGTAATACTTTAGACTCTCATCTATTCTATCTTCCACTTGGTCGTCATCGACGTTGATTTCAATAACAGGCTTACCAAGTTTACGAAGGCAATATTCTTTAAAGTCTGATCTAGAAGAAGGAACTGCCATAAAAGTCTCCTGTTTATAAGTATTTAGGAGACTTCAAAATCTAAATTTCTAGTCTATGAGGAAGTCTCACTCCACCAGGTTTATTTGCAACACCCCACCAAGTAGTCACACACACGTTTAAACTTTTCATCCAATCATTAGGAAACCAAGTTTCTCTTCTAAATTCTTGAAATCTAATATCTTTATTCCTAATAAAATTACCAAGATAGCTGTTTGTATAGTACAAGAAACTATTTTCATTCCAATAACTCACATGAGTGGGATCTTGGTATGCCCCTCTTCCATCAGTGCTAGGAACTTCAATAAACACCCATCCCCCGTGAGCTAGTACTCTGTGAATCTCTTGCATAGTGTACGTTTTGTCTTCAAGGTGTTCGATAACATGGCTTGCATTGATTACATAAACACTGTTATCTTCTAAAGGAATTCCTTCGTTAAGATCACAATTAATATCAGCGTCTTGTTGATCGATAGTTAAATATCCTTCTCTACCATTGATCCCACCTCCTAAATCAACTTTAAGTAATCCAAGCTGATCTGCTTCTTTTTCTGCAAGTAATTGAGCATATTGATTAAACAGTTGGATTGTAGTGGTTTGAATAGATGCATTTCTTTCCAGCCAAGTATTTTCACCTGTAACTCTGTAAATGTATAATACTTCTGGAATTCGTTTAAATTTAGTTTTAAGAAAAGTTCTTAACATCAACTCATGATCATCACAAATTGATAAGTCAGGATTATGACCACCAACATCGTGATACACATCTCTTCTCCATGATCTGACATGATCAGGTGCATACCAAATATAACCAACAGAATGGCTTGTTGGTTCAAAACTATTCATTGATATTAATTCTAGATCCTTGTATTTAAATGGCTTGTGTGTCCAACCAAAAGCACTGTTAAAAGGAATAAACTTGTTTTCCATATGATAAACAGCATTATCGCTGTATACAAACCCATATTCCAAATCTTGATATGCTACATTAAGTTTTTCCAAACAATCTTCTGTAATTAAATCATCATGATCCACTTCTACTAAAATATCATTCTTACCAGCACTGAATGCCCTTTGTTTAATAAACCCAACGTTTTTATTGTCGCCATCATATCTCAGAACTCTAACCTTTTTATTAGACAGCAACTCTATTGGTAGATCTGATTTATTAAGCTCACCGTTTAGAAATACAATCCATTCCCACTTCTTATAAGTTTGAGAAACAATACAATCATAAAGTTCTAACAAATAAGGTAGATTTTTTTTGCTGTGTGAAGGTGTAATGATACTAAAAGAATAATTATGCATTATCGAAAAAGAATAGATGTGTTAATCGAGAGTCTTCTTTTGTTTGTCCAAAGTACTCACATGCTGCATGGATGCATTGAGCATCCATTATGATCAGTCTATTATAAATGTTTCCAACGACATCGACAACTTTAAATTTAGTTTTATCATAATATCCACCGTCAAATGTTCCTTGATGATGAGGATCATTTGAGTTTCTTGATCCGGTTAACAGTGATCTCAATAACATAGTCCCACATTGTACTGGAGCATTAGGTGTCAAATAAATCATTGCAGCCCATTTTTGCGAATCAACATGATAAACTATTGGCTCTTCAGCTTTACATATTTGAAACCTTCCACACATACCATGTGTTTCTTTTAAAGGTTTTAGAGACATCCCCATAATGTTTTCAAACATGTCTTGTATTTCTTGAGAAACATACTGCTCTACTGACCTCATTCCTTTATACCATCTTATATCCTCTTTGTACTCCACACTCAATGCAAATTTTCTCACATCATCAGGATTTGTATAAAAATCATCTACGACCCATAACCTTTTATTCATTTGTTTACTCCAAAAACACTTAACGGTTTTTCTGCATGTTTACTTGCTATTTCATGAAGTTGTAAAACATAGTTTCCTGTATCATAATAGCTATTAGCATCAATTATAAATGTAAATTCTGGAAAAGGATTTGTTCTTGATTTATCTACCAAAATTTTAGTAGCTTCTAACATTTTATCATACATCGATAAATCATTGTAACATTCTGCTAAGTTAACAATATGTTCATTTCTTCTAGGACAAAACATATTTGCTTGCTTTAGAAAATTTATAGCTTTTTCATGTTCGTTTAAAAATCTATACGAATTTCCAATCATCAACATTGCATAGTAAGCCATCTCATCTATTCTATCAGCTACTTGAGTATTTTCAAAATTATGAGTAACATTTAAATATTCTTCACAATAAAAAATACAACTTAAAGCATAATGTCTTCTATGCTTTTCTTTAAGAGGCAATGAGGAAGTTCTATATCCATCAAAATAACTTTTTCCAACATACCAAAAGTGGTATAAATCAGACAACATAGTTTCTTCTTTAATCAACTTCTCTTCTAGTCTAAGAGCATCACAAATGTACTTTGAAGGATTTTGATAGCTTTCACCATCATTATATCCTCCTATTTGTCTAAACGATCTAGGTAAATCTACTCTTCTAAAATTAGGACCAATGTTATCGTTAAGTAATTCAATTGTTTCATGAGCAGTATCATGATTAAATTTCCATTTTAATTTAGCATTCCATATCCATGCTCTATGATAAAAAGTTCCTCCTGAAATAGCAGTGACGTGAAAGCTGTGAATATTTGTATCATCAAAAGCACTCCAATCAAAATCATCATCAACTTCCAATGTTTCGTCACAATCCATCTTCATAATCCAATCGCAACCATGGTTATGAGTTAGACATGTTTGAAGTAAGTGATCTCTGTTCCATCCAAAGCTTACCCATTTGCCTACGTTGTAAACAAAACCAGGAATATTTTTGTCTGAGAAAAACTCTTCTACAATTTCTGGTGTTCCGTCTGTTGAACCATTATCTTGAATGATATAATAATCAATATATTTGTAACATGACTCCAACATCCTTTTAATTGTTTTAGCCTCATTTTTAAACATAGTAATCATTACTATTTTTTTCTTTTTATTCTTTAGCATATCATTCTCAATAATTTTAACTGGTTCGACATAAGGTTCTTCAATCACATAATTTAATGGAGTATAATTTCTTTCTGTATACTTGTCAAATACACCAGTATGGAAGAAGTTATATCTGTTAGGTGATCCTGTTCCTATCCAAAACTCACTTCTATACCTTGTCCACCCATACAAAGTATTATACAAATAACTAGGATCTAATTTATTAATATATTCTGCATTTGCCCACCAAAAATTTCCAGCATAGTGAGGATTTTGTTCCCAAATTGTTTCACCTGTTTCTTGATTAATTAATCCTGTTTCATAATTATATTCAGTGCCAACAGTATCATAATTATTAAGTAATTGAATACATTTTTTCCATTGATGGATAACAAAGTATTCTAAGTACAATCTCCAAGCATCAACACCATATCTAAAAGGTTTACCTTCCTGAGTAGAACCTTTTGTATGAAAGTACATTACCCTATAATCCGGATTTTGTTTACAGAAGTTCCATAACGCTTCAAGAGTGTTAGCTTCAAGTATCTTATCATTGTTATATACTTGGGTCATCTTTTCTAGCTTATCAGGCATAGGTAGATCACCATTGATACCAACATAAACTAAATCAGCTGCATGATAAAGACCACTAACACAAAGTGAATTAATTTGTTCTTGGAAAAGTCTTTCCCACTGACCAAACTGTCCCACGTGATAAAATATAGCTATTTTATTTTTTTTAAATGTTATAGGTTTTGTAATTGTAATAACAACATCGTCGTACCTATTTTTCTTTTCACGATGATCGTAAACTTCAAAAGAATAACCAGTAGGAACTAAAGACTTTAATTTTTGAACACTTTCATATTGCTGAATGTCTTCTATTACCAAGACACCACCAGGTTTCAATAAATCCAAATACATTTCAATACAAACCTTTTGAGAATGTATTGTGTGAGGACCATCATCTATAATAATGTCGAAAGAATCAAACCTATCTTTAATTTCCTTTTTAGTTTCCTCTGTATACCCATCTCTTACAAGAAACGTAGACTTAGAGGAGTCTAGCTTATCTCTTATCACTTGATGAAGTTTATCTTCATTATCTAGGAAGCAAAAGTTAAAGTTAGGTAATAGTTCTTGCCATAATAAAGACGATCCCCCATATTGGACACCTATCTCTAAAAGCGATCCTTTCTTGCTAACAAAAGGAGCAAGAATCTTTCCATAAATTTCAACGTAACTATGG